CACTATGACCTTTGTTTAACTTGTTTCTTATTTAAAAATTATGTCAAAAGTTATTGTTGATGAAATTCAAACTGATACCACGGATGGGAATGTAAGAATTATTCCTAATGGTGAAGGTAAGTTAGAAGTAAAGGGTGCGGGTGGAGATGACGCAATGATCCAGTTAAACTGCTCTGCACAATCACATGGTGTAAAGATAAAATCTCCGAATCATAGTGCTGGTCAGTCATATACGATGATTCTGCCAGATAATAATATTGAGGCTGGTAAGTTTTTAAAAGTTAAGAGTATTGCAAGTGGTAGTGGAGCGACAGCAGTAGGACAGTTGGAATATGCAGATGCAGGTGGTGGCGTTACTTCTGATTCAGTATTTAATACTGTTGGTGGTACTGGTGCTGGTAATAGTATAGATACAAGTCTTGCCTATCCAGCAGATGCAAACACAATATTTGGTTATAACGCTGGATATAACTTAACTAGTGATGACAATGTTTTAATAGGTTTTAAGGCTGGACAGGCTATGACAGGTTCATTTAGAAATATAGCTATAGGTTATGAAGCCATGTTGGACGCTGATGGCACTACATACAGTAATATAGGCATTGGTCGTCATGCTTGCAAAGTTGTTAACGAAGGACATAGTAATGTTGCTGTTGGAGATTCAGCCCTTAAAGCTTTAGGCCATGCTGATTATAATGTAGCTATTGGTTCAGATGCTCTTGAAGCATGTACAACGGGATCTTCAAACGTCTGTGTAGGCTACAGAAGTGGTCATAGTACAACGTCAGGTGGTGAAAATGTTTATATGGGTCTTGAATCTGGTAAAGATGCTACTACTGCCGAATATAATACTGCCGTTGGTCAAGGCACATTGAAGGCTTGTACTACAGGTGGATCTAATGTTGCTATAGGTTCTAGCTGTATGAAAGGTGGTAATGTAACTGGTAATCAAAACACTTGTGTTGGTAGTAACTCTGGTTATAGTATTACTTCTGGAAGTAATAATGTTTGTCTAGGAAGAAGTGCTGGTGCTTCAGGTAGTCCATCAGGAAATATCACATCTGGTTCAAATAATGTAGTTTTAGGTAACAACAGCATTTCTAATTTATATTGTGCTGATGCATCAATATCCTCTTCAGACTCTAGAGACAAAACAGATGTAACTGACTTTACTAAAGGCTTAGAGTGGATTGAAGCATTAAGACCAGTAACTTTTAGATGGGATAGAAGGACATGGTATGGAACAGATGCAGAACCTTATGGGACACCTGATGGGTCAAAGAAAAGACAAAGACTTCATCTTGGTTTCTTGGCACAGGAAGCCCTTGCAGTAGAACAAGCTAATGGATACGGAACAAACAATGATGATTCTTTAATACTTAACCTTACAGATGATGGCATGAGCTACGGTATGAAATACGAAAGACTTGTACCAATCCTTGTTAATGCTATAAAAGAGTTATCAGCTAGAGTAAAAACCCTTGAAGGAGGGTAAAATAAAAACAATGTACATTTAAGTATTATGTCAACATTAAAAGTAGATGATATACAATCTAGGCAAAGTACAGATGATGCAATATCACTTGCGTCTGACTCTTCTGTCTCTTTAAAACACAGTGCATCCGCTAAGTTAACAACGACAAGTACAGGTGTTGATGTAACTGGAACGTGTACAGCAAATACTTTTTCTGGATCGGGTGCAAGTTTAACTTCTTTACCAGCAGCTAACTTAACAGGCACATTACCAGCTTTAAGTGCAGCTAATTTAACTTCTATTCCAGCAGCTAACCTAACTGGCACATTACCAGCTTTAAGTGCAGCAAATCTAACTTCAATACCAGCAGCTAATCTTACGGGTATATTGCCAGCTATTGATGGTTCTAATTTAACTGGTGTTAGTGGCGGTGCAGCACCTCCTTGTTGGTACGGAGAGCAAGATGCGACTACAAGTGTATCAATAAACCAATGGACTACTCTTACTAATTTTGCTACAAGTCCTGTAAACCCAAGCGGTAACAGTGGTGGCTGGAATGAATCAACAGGTATTTTTACGGTACAATCTGGTCAAGCTGGCATTTATTACGTTTTTGGTTCTGTTGGAGTAGATGATATACAGGAAAACGATTTTGTACAACTTGGAGTTAGTTTAAATAATGCTACTCCTACTTTCTACTCGGCTGTTCAGTCAGCTAACGGTAATGGCAATAATCGTATTTTTATGGTACAAGTTTCAAAGGTGCTTACTTTAGCTGTAGGCGATACTGTACGTTTAAAAGTATATTGTGATGAAGGTTCAGTAGAGCCAACAGAGGAAAAACATACTTGGTTTGGTGGCTTTAGACTTGTTGCAACCTAGTCAAGAAGACAAATTATAAAATCAATAGTAAAATCAAACTAAAGCAGTAAATTACTATGTCAACAATAAAAGTAGAAGAAATACAACATATATCTAACTCCAATAATTCAGTATCTATAGCATCAGATTCCAGTGTCAGTCTTAAACACAGTGGATCTGCAAAGTTAGCGACCACATCTACAGGAGTTAGTGTTACAGGAACGTGTGCTGCTACAACTCTTTCTGGATCATTAGCCTCATCTAATTTAACAGGTGCTTTACCAGCTATTGACGGATCAGCACTTACAGGAGTATCAGCTACTGATGCAACAAAAATGCCATTGGCAGGTGGTACGTTTACAGGTTCTGTTGTTTTTGAAGATGCAATAAATGAAAATATATTTGCTATTACTGACGCTTCTTCTGTTGCTTTAGATCCTGATAATGGAATGGTTCAAACATGGACTTTAGGAGCAAATAGAACTGCAACTGATAGTTTAACCACTGGTCAATCAATGCTTCTTATAGTGACTGCAAGTAGTTCTAATTATACTTTGACTTGGCCTACAATGAAGTGGAACGGTGGGTCTGCTCCTACACTTGGCGGTGCTAATGCTACAGCGATAGAATTATTTAAAGTAGGAAGTCAATTATATGGTGCAACAGTAGGAGATCTATCGTGAGATCGCATAGACTTCGTGCTGCTGCTGGTAATTCTGGTGGTTCAATTTTTGGTGATATAAAATCACTTGCTACGTCTTTAGGATCTGCAACTCTTCCTACGCCATCAAATTTACAATCTATTCAAAGTTTAATTGAAGGTCAAAATTCTGCTTTTAACGTATTTGCAGTAATTGGATTAAATGCTTGTGCAGAGGATCTCTCAAGAACAGCAGTTGCAGGTGGTAAAAGAACTCATACAGGTTTAGGCTTCAACGCAAACTCAAGTTCTTCTAATATCATTTCTACAGGAAATGAGATTGTTGATATGAGTGGTGGTAGTACTGAAGGTTTAAGTGCTATAGACGGTAAGAAATGGATGGCTATGGCACAGTTTGATGGTACTAATTTTGATGGGATTTTAATTTGGGTATTTATCGGCACTGGAGGCAATGGTCAATATGGTTCAATAAGTAATACAGGTACTCAATATCAAGGTACAAGTACATCGGGTAAAGGTAGGTCTAATCTTTGGGGAGATTTGGATGCTGGTAATACTACATTTAAAGTGAGAGATATTTTTTATCCTACAGGAGATGAATACACAGATATGTTTAACCTTTACCCTGTTGCAATAGACCCTTCTGGCACTATTTATAATAAACATAGTAATGGTAAAGCTGGATGGAACTTTAGTAATAACTCACAAGCATCTTCTGGTGGATATGTTACATCTAATGACACGTTGGCTCAAGACGATGGTATTTTTGCCTTTGGTATTCCTGGAGATGGATATACTTCTTATTCAGATGGAGATGGAAGTAATAATCAAAATGTTAATCCGTTCCTCGATTCCAATAGCAACAGACCCGCTTTTGGAATGGGTAATCGAAATTCTAGCGATTCTTCATGCGATTTTGTTTATTGGAATGGTACAAAAACACCGACCAGTGAAGGTGGTACTAATCATGTAGGGTTTATATTTAGTGGTGATGCTTAATCATAATTTTAAGTTTGTATATAATAAAAAAGAATATATTTAATGATTAGATTATGAAATACGCAATTATTGACGGTACTACTGTAAAAAACACTGGTACTCTTCAGCAGTTATTTCCTAATACAAGTTTCAGTTCTACTGGTATAAATGCAGATTTTTTATCAGCAAATAATGTTGTTGAATTTATAGAAACTCTTACCTATACAGAACCCACACAAAAGTTATCTACTGTAGATGCTTATGTTGAAGGGGGTAAAGCCTATAACGTAAAGGTAGAATCTACAACTACAGATGAGCAGACTGCTCTAAGAGCACAAGAATGGACAAGAGTTAGAAGTAGAAGAAATAATTTATTACAAGAATCAGATTGGAGGGCTAGTAGTGACCTTACGTTGTCTGATGATTGGAAAAATTATAGAAATGAGCTTAGACAAATTCCACAAACACAAACAGATCCATATAACATTGCATGGCCTACAGAACCTAGTTAAAATAAAAACAAAAATTTATGGCTCGTAAAACAAACGA